GTCATAGCATTTCCTATTCTTCCATATCCATCTGTATCTGCTTCTTCTAAATTACTTGCTATTGGTGCTGCATCATTAGTAAAATTAGATGTTAATCTCCATTGTTGAGCATTTGAAAGACCACCACCACTTAAAACCGTACCATTAGCTGTAATTGTTCCGGGTGTAACTAGATTACCAGAACTATCTCCAGAAATCCAAGTTGTTCTAGTTGAACCATCATAACCATGTATTTCTAATATTCTTGAGCCTGTGTTTCCAGTTGTTCCTAAATTACCACCACCAATAATTACTTTACCATTACCAGAACTATGATGACGACCAGCGTTTTCACCTATATATATATTCTTATTTCCAGTTCCGTTTTTTCCAGCTTGATAACCTATTCCTATATTATCTTGTGTGGTACTTACATTAGATAAAGCACCATCACCTACTGCTGTATTTTGAACACCTGAAGTAATAATTCCACCAGCACCATTACCTACTGCAGTATTAGAATCTCCACTTGTTAAAGCATCTAATGCGTCAATTCCAACTCCAGTATTTTTTTCAGCACTTGATAAAGTTCCTGTTGTTGCATGACCAATTAATATTGAATTTGCAAAATTTGTTCCACCAAATTTTCCTGGTATAATATCTCCAGCTACAGCAGGTAAAGTTAATGTTACATCAGCTGTTGCCGCCGCTCCTTTTAAAATAACTGAGTTTGTTCCGTTATCTGTGTCTTCTTTAAATGATATTTGGCCAGCACTTGAAGAAGAACCACTTATTGTGGGTGTTGCCAGTATTGCAGAATTTATTGTTTTGTTTGTTAAAGTATCTGTTGTTGCTCTTCCAACTACCGTGTCTGTTGCAGCAGGTAAAGTTAATGTTACATCAGCTGTTGCAGCAGGACCTTTTAAAGTAACTGCGTTGGTGCCATTATCTGTGTCTTCTTTAAACAATATAGAACCAGCACTTGAAGCTGTTCCTTCTAATACAGGTGCCGTTAAAACTGCTCCTGCAGCTAAATTTACTCCACTAGGTATAACAATAGTATCTCCTGAAGTACCAATAGTTAAAGTTGTTCCTGATTGCGGATCAATTTGATCGACTTCTAATTTACTCATTATACGATTACCAACGTTCCTGTTACTGTTATTGTTTCTGTAAAAATTACTGGACCTGCAAGAACTGCAGATTCAATCGTTAAAATATTATCAATAGTTTCAGCATGAGTATAGATCTCCTGAGAACCAGGACTGTTTCCTACATATACTCCACTTGGATACGCATCACTCATATTTAATTCCTTTGTTATTAAGCACTAATTGCATCTACAACACTGACATAAACATGAGCACAGTTAGAAGCACTGGCTATTACTTTGAATACGTCTGAACTTTGCATTACAAATTTTGCACCACCTTGTACAAGTTCGACTGAACTTGCTGGAGGTATACTTAAATCTTTAACTATATATCTTGTAGCAGAACCGCCGACAGAAATAAAAACAGATACTGTAATTGCTGTAGTTACTATATTAGCAATTCTAACTCCTATTACTGCATCGTTAGAGTTTGATGTAAATAAAGTTACATCACTTGTTGTTGCTACTGCTGCGTGTCTTGTAAAATCTTGTGCCATAATTTATTCCTTATACTATAAAGCGATTGCCATTGCAACGGCGAAACCCGCAGTTGCAAATCCTGGTACTGGGTTTCCTGATGCATCTAAATAAACTGCCTTACTTGCAGGTAGTGTACAAAATATATCCTTAGTTCCTGACGAAAAGTCAACAGCATTATCTGAATTAGAACTGGAGATAACTGTAGTTCTAGCTAGTGTAGTACTATTACCATTTAATGTACCTAGACCAACTTCAAATTCAGCTGTTCCACCATTAAATATTCCGTAGTAAGTTGTGTTACTATTTCCTATTCCTTGAGCAAAAGTTTCAAATCCAGTAACAGCACTAGCAAAAGTAACTGTTCCAGTTCCTGTTGTAGTAGTTGTTTGTTTTACTCTATCATTTAAAACTAAAGCCATTTATTTTATCCCTATGCCATACTTATTATTGCATTAGCTGGTGTACTTGGATTAGGGAATGAAATTGAAAACGTACCATTAGTGGCAGTTTTATTTCCTCCAAAATCTAATACAACACATAATTTGTCTGAGTTAGTATCATTATAGATAGCTGCAAACGCTGCTGTAAATGTAGCATTGCTAAGTGTTGAATCAGCAAAATCAACAGATGCTACTGCAGTACCTGAAGCAACTGCTTGTGATGCTAAAACTTTTCCTGCTGCTGTATATCCAGTATTTGATGCACTTACTTCATTTGTAGTTAAGTAAACTGTGCTTGAAGTACTATATGGATTAGATGTGTACAAAGCTATTTTAAATGAGTTTCCTCCATTTGCAAAACTATGTGTTCCCGACAAGAGTTCTCCTCTAAATGCGAACGGTATTATATTTGCCATATTATTTTATCTCCTTAATTAATTTATTTATTACTTGATGGGTTTCTTGAATCCAAAATAGTACGAATAACTCCATCATCGTATTCGTCTCTGCGTCTACGACCTTGTTGTTCAATCGCATACGACATCAAGGCTTTTTCATAAGCTTGATTGTAGTATTGTATCATATCTTGTGGTCCTTTCAAGTACCCATATGCATTTACTAAACATGCATATAAAAGAACATCTTGATATTTATTAGATAAATAAGTTCCATTTGTAGCTGCTGGAGCTAAAGTTGGTAGTGCTGTATTTGTAATACTAATAGGTTCTTTATTATAAGCTAATGTAATTTTATAGGATTTATCTGGAGTAGGGGCTACAACCCAAAATTCAGTGTCCCAATTACTATAATATCTTGGTATATCTACAGAAGAAGATCCTGGAGTAGAGTAAAATTCTGACATAAAACTTGTATCTCTTTGTTCTAAATAAAATTGATTATTTGCAGAATCTGTTAATTGTACATATCTAATAAACCTTAGATTATCAGGGATAGTTACAAATCTGTTTCCAATTACTAACTGTGAAGTATCATATTGTCTATCTTCATCAGAATCTACTTCTCTATAAATTTTGTTTTCTGCATTTACAATTATAGTATTTAACACTGCAGTAGTAAATACGTTGTCTCCTACTTCTGTATAGTTTTTAATATCTAATTCTAAATTTGCTAAAGTGTATGCCATTATCCGTTTACTACTCCTAATGTTACTGGTCCTGCAGAGCAATTTGCTCCTCCACCTTTTACACCACTTGTTGTTGCAGTGCTAGTACTTTGAAAATAAAAATAATTTATAGGAGTTGTTAAGACATCTGTAGTAGTAGCTCCCGTAACATTACCATTTGCATCTATTCTACCTAAAGCAATTGTAAAACCATTTACAGAATCTATATCACTAACATTTGAAATTGGACTAATAGGTGCAAAAGATTGTAAATTTAATAAGTCTGCCGGATCATTTCCACCCGGTCCTGGAGAAACTACTTGTGCGGGTCCTCTTAACCTAACTATACTTTCAGCTTTTCTTTGATGATCTAGTGAAAAAACATTTACATAAGTGTTGTTACTATATTTTATAATTTCAAAAGGATTATTATTTAATAGAATTAAACTAACTTTTGATTCTGGTTGTGGTCTTGGATTATATAAAGCTTGAGGATCTGAACCAACTGGTTTAGGTGAAAGTTGTGGTTGTTTAGCTTCGTACTCTGAAGTATGTACTAAAGCTCCATTCCATTCTCTTACCATTTCTGTATATGGAAATCTTAATCCTGATCTATCAGAAATTGCTAATGCATGTTTGCCTGAAGCGTAACCACCCATTATACACCATCTCCATAAAATGTTTGTGGCGAAATGAAACTAGATGTTCCTTGGTTGTCTGCATCTAATGCTCTTAACATTTCACTCTCATATCTTCTCTCTAGTTCTCCAGCTCTTTCTGGTGAAACTTTTTGACTTAAATAATATGATAATCCTGAAATCATACATGGGTAAAATCTATTAACTACATCTGAAGTATTTGTATATCCTCCAACATCTTGAATTTTAGACATGTAGTAAAAACAAAATTGAAAATTACTTGGTGTAGATGTACTAGACACACTTGAACTCGGTGTTGCATATAAAAATATACTTGGATTTACATTTCTATCTACATAGTATTGAGAAGGTGTTCCTTTTGTTAATTTATTTGGAGTTTGGGAATAAGCTGACCTAGCTATTTTAGTAAGTGCAACATCAACTGGGGCTGCGGTATTTGAATTATTTCTATAGTAAGCTTCTAATACTTCATTAATATCATCTGGAAAGTTTTGTGAATCAGTTGCATAACTATATTCTGCTTGTCCTAATATCAAAGGTATTTTTGCAAGTTTAATTTTCCATAGATGAACACCTCTGTTAGCCCATTCTTGAAATAAAATATTTAAAGATCTTCTTGCACTTCTTAATTGTTTACCTGTTCTAGTTCCTAAAACTCCTGTTCTCTCATAAGCTTCTTCTATAATTTCATCCATTTGAGGATCAAAAGAAGTAGTTCCAGAAGTAGGGGATGTAGTTTGTGCACTATTACCCATACCCACTAAAGCTGTAGAATAATAAAATAATACTGGAGCACCAACAGTTCTTACTGGAGCAACGACAATTGTAACTTTAGCTCCGGCCTGACCTGCTGTGCCTGTTACTGTTACACCTGTTGTATAATTTGCACCACCTGCCGTATTCGTTCCATCTTTTGTTGATGAAAAAAGAAAAGGAAAGTTAGCATTAGTCCCATCGGATTGATCAAATACATAAGTATCGCCTTCCTTTAAAAATAAAACAGGACTTACTTCACCATTAATAAAAAATTTATTAGCAGTGCTAAAGGCATTTGTGCCACTTGCGACGGTGACTGTAAAAGTAATAGTCGCCATTGTAAACCTAAGCTCCGGTTATTGTTACAGTAACGCTTCCGTCTGTTCCACCTGTTTGAGTAAGTGTAGCAATAAGACCAAGTTTAAATAAAATACCTGAACCTGGAACATAAACTTCTAGTCCTTCAGTTTCATATCTGTAAATAGCTTTTAAATTTCCCGCACCTGCCGCACCTGCAGTAGCTGCATCATGGAAAGATAAAACAGAACCTGCTTCACCTCTACCTTGAATTGAGGTAACTCTAGTTCTACCTACTTTTAATGCAGAAGCTGCACCAGTAGTTTTATTGAGTGTTGTTTGGTCACTTGAAAATGAACTTCCACCTGACATATGTTTTCTCCTTTTAAATTTTAAATGTGGGCCTGAGCCCACATTAATTAATTATTTATTACGCGTTAGCGAACGGTGTTACTATAGTACCTGATCCAATTAATAAACAATCGGAAACCATATACTTAGCAGTGTCGATAGCTGTAATAGTTATTATACTACCAACAATTCCACCTTTTGTAGTACCATTCATAGTAATAACATCATTTGCTGCAACGGGTGCAAAAGCTTTGTAGTCACCATTGTTTACACCAATTGTAACTGCACCAACAAATTTATCAGTACCATCAGTTTTAATATCCATATCAGTCGCAGCTGTTTCAACAAAAAATTTAAAACTAGTTCCGATAGTATTTGGGTTATTGGGATCTCTTCCTGGTCCTGAGTTGTTGCTTCCGCCTGTACTAATAATAGTTGGTAAAGTAAATTTACCATCTGCATCATTTGTAAGCATTATTCTTCCTGCGTGAGCAGCAACTGTTAAAGATGTGTCAGCTGTTAGATTTACGAAAGATCCTGGTCCAATTGATTGGAAACCATTTCTAGATCTTATTGGTCCGTCGAATGTAGTGTTTGCCATGTTAATATTCCTCCTAGAATATAGTAAATGTAGTCCCTAGGGGTTGTCGACTATACGCGTCTACATTCATCATTATTTAAATGTATAGTGTTAATAGTATATGTTATTTTTGAGTAGAGTGCAAGAGATCCTAAGGTATTTATGCATTTCAGCGATGTAGCTTTTGTCTAAGTTGCTACAGAAACTTGTGGAGTGACGCCATCAACTTGATTTTGTCTATGAGCAATAGCTGCTTCTTCCAGCTTGATGTCAGTGATAACTCTTTTTACTCTGTCATCAATCTTAACCATCTCAAGAGTATATCTATTATTATCTAGATGCTCCTGTTGCCACTTCAACTCCAAGGACCATTTTTGTTTGTACAGGTCTTGTATCATCTATAACCTCCTCATAAGTTATTCGATTTGTCCCAGTATTATAGTTGTTTCCGAGATACTCCCATTTTATACTCTTTTCTCCTAGTTTGTCAAGTATTGCTTGTTCAACACTTTCAGCTGTATCTTCAACATGCTCAATATTAAATTTTGCATGATGACTATAGGCCCAGATATTTATGGAAGTTTTTTTCATTTACACACCTTGTTGTAGTTAAAAAAAGGGCCGTTTTTAGGCGGCCCTTTAAATTATTTATTATGCTCCTGGAGAACCAAAGATACCTCTAGGGTCAGAGAAACCAAATACGTATCTCTCTCTAGCTTTGTATCTAACGTTACCAGTATCGAAGTCACCTTCCATAGAAGTTTTGATCGGTGATCTTACGAAATGTTTTAGACCATTTGGAACATCAGTTTTGATGAAAAATGCATCAGGATCTGTTAAGTAGTGATTAACTACATAACCTTGAGAAATCATTCCCATGTTCTTGATTGCATTGATATCGTTATCTGCTGTACTTGTTCTACCGTCAGACTTCATAAGTCTGTCAGCAGTAAATTGAAGCTCAGAAGGAATAATCATTTTCATTCCTCTAGCCGCAATTTTTAGTCCTCTTTCGTCAGTAAACGCCGCGATGTCAATTAAAGACTGCTCTAAAGAAGTTTCGTTTAAATCAGCAGAAGTTGCTAATTCATTTGCGAAAGTTCCAGAAAGCGTAGGGTGAGCCGTAGAACATAGTTCCACTCCATCACCACCAGCAAATGCTGCTGTGAACGCATTGTTCAATACAGCTGCCGCTTTAACTTGTTTAGTGTTTGCCATAGATCTTGCTAACGCTTTTGTATATCTAGACGCAAGTCTGTCATACAAGTTATCTTCGATAGCTTCTTCTGTGATTGCAAACGCTAACGCGATTGTTTCGTTTGTGTAACGAGCCGTGAAAGTTTCTTGCGCATCATCGAATGATACACCTTGACCTTCAGGTTTAACTGATGCATTTCCGAAACCACTTAACATTACTTCCTCTTCGAAAGCTCTGTCAGATGATTCTGTGTCAAAAATCTCAGAATGCTCGTTAGCATAGTTTTTGTATTCAAGTCCGAATAGTGCATTCAAACCTGGTTCTAGTTCTTTAACTAGCTGTGCTCTTGATATTGCCATGTTTATTTATCTCCTATTCGATATTAGTTATACAACGCAGATAGAGGAGTAATCATAACGACTACGTCAGCCCCACCTACTGTTAGGTCTTTTTGACCTGGGATATTAGCTGATCTAACTAGTTTAAACATATTTGTTGTAGCACTTGTTGCTGCTATGTTTAATCTTTCGTCAGACATGCCACTTCTACCAGTAGCGCCATTATCACCTGTGTTGAACGTTTGACCAACATTAGTCAAAGGACATGCTGCGTTTGTTCTAATGTTATATTCCTGAAGAGGATTATCCATTACAAAAGCGGAACCTGAACTTGAACCTGTGTTGTAGTCAACAGCGAAATTTGTTCCACTTGGAACAGAGTTCGCCCACGTTGGTTTTGATGTTGCTGAGTCAACCCAGAATGCACCATTGAATACACCTACTAGTCTTGAAGTAGCTGTAGCATTAGTGAATCCTGCACCACCTGCAGTATCATCGTCTAGTGAGTCGTAAGTTGCATCTTGAATAGAACCTTTTTCAGCTGCCTGTGTCCCTATGTTTAGAGAAACGGGGTCGCCTTTAAAGATAGTATTGAAAGCTGCTCCTGCGTAATCATATAACTGGTATTCAGATTGACCAGATGTTGCAGGTGTTGAACCTACAGTCATCACGGCTCTACATCCGAATCCAGCTGTACTATTATTAGCCATATTTATTTTTCCTTTACTATGTACCTGCCCCTAAGGGCCTCCAGTACGGTTTATTTTATTTTTGTTGGTAAGGAATTACTAAATAATTAGTCTTTCTTTGAACCACCAAAAGTTACACGTGTCTGTCGTTCTTGATTGAACGGCATACTTGGGTGCTGATCCTTTAGTAAATCGTTTTTAATTGCTTCGTCTCTGTCCTGTACTTGTTTCTTATAGTACTCTTCACGAGATTTCGCGATTTCCTCTGGTATCCTAGCCAGCAATAGGCCTCCTACTCCGATAACTCCTGCATGTTTTCCATCCTTAAGCGTGGGATAATCAGAATCAGGATATTCATCCGCTCTAACTAATTCCCATCCGGATCTTAACTTTCCAGCCATGTTTTTTGTGTCGTCAAAACCCATAGTTTCAGCTCTAATCCATCTGTGCCTAGTACCTGGTGGGGCATCAGGGGCATCTAGTGATGAGGGTGGAGTCCAAGTTCTTTTAGCTTCCGCTTTAGTTCTTGTTTGACTCGCACGAGAAGTTTTTATTTTTTCGTTTTCCATATGCTTATATTCCTTCCGTGATGTTTAATTGTTTCGCATAGTCTTCTAATGGCACGCCTAATCTTTTAGCAATTGCTACCTGTGATGGCGAGAGTCTCACAGTTTTTTTGCGTCCTGTTGGGGCTGAACGTTTAGCCGACGCTACATTCTGAGCAGGTTTTGCTCTTTCTGTAGTTGTACCCTCCATCTTATCAAATTTATGGGGGAATTCAAGTCTTATTCTTGAATCTACTTCCTCATAATATTCGTTAGATTGCGGGTCATATCCCTCTTCTTCCACCAATTTTTTATGAAGATCAAAGGCAGTATGAGTCATTGCTGAGTCACTACCAAACCAAGTGTTTTTACTAGCCCAATCTTCTGCTTTAGGGTCAGTTTGTGCTCTTCTAGGTGTAGGGGCCTGATAAGGCTGTTCTACAACTCTTTGCTTTGGTTGTTCTTCATTAAGTTTTTTTAGTGCTCCTAATCTTGATGCATCTTGAGCAAGTTTAGCCATATTTTCTTGAGCTGTTACTTGATCATCTACATTACCAGCTTCAATAGCTACCCTTAATGCTTGTCTTGCAGCATCCATATTTGTAGTAACTCTTGATTCAAACTCATTAACATAAGATTGATCTAAAGTAGAAAGTTTCTTTTCTAATCTATCTTTATCTAATTTAGTTGCTTGAGCAAAATGAACAGCTTCTTCTCTTTGTCTTTCAGCTTCTCTCATTTTACGAGTTAATTTAGAAATACGTTTTTGAACGCTATCACTATAATCTTGTAACTCATCTTCTGGTTTTTCTTTTTTAAGTTTTATTTCTCTTTCATTTTCAAAAGATTTATCTTCTGAAACTTGTTCAACTTCTATTTTGTCTTCAACAACGGCTTCTACCTTTTCAGGTTCTCCTTTGTCGTCTAAATTAATATCAGCACCTACTGTTTCGCCAACATCAATTAACTCTTCTGATTGTTTTATGTTTTCTGGCATAGTTTCTCCTATGATTGTTAAATGAAATGAAGAAGAGATTCAGGATCTTTAACAGTTCCTAAAACTTCATCATCGTTAAGTATTCGCACTTCTCCACCTTCAATAGGTAATCTTGAACCCGCATAACGAGCAAAGATAACCCAATCTCCTTTTTTACACCAAGGTTCATTAAATTTTTCTTTATCCTTGTATGCTAGATCTCCCATCTTTAAAACATAACCACATGATGTAGCTATTCTTGCTTTGTCTAAAGTTTCTTGAGAAAATAATATTCCTCCATCTGATTTATTTTTAGGAGTAAATGGTAAAACTAAAAGTCTGTAACCTACAGGACTTGGTAGTTCATCAACAGTTTCAGTTCCAATATTTTCTGGAGTTAAAGGTTCTGGTTCTGGTGGTAATTTTGTTTTCTCTTCTTCGTATTTTTCTTGAAGACCAAGTTTAATTTTTGGTACTTCCTTGCCCGATGTCGATAACGTTTCCTTGCTCATCTTTTTGCTCCTTAGGTTTTAGCAGGTTAGAGATTTCCTGTAATATTATTTCATAGGCATGTGCCTGACCCAACATATACCTATATTTTTCCATATTGTCAACAGCTCCTGCTAACATAGCTTCGGTAATGCTTTCTTTAGT